GCGCAATGATTTAGCGGGGGTCAAATGCAAAAATAGTACTTTACACCCAATCAACCAACACTTTACGCAAAAAACATCTTATCGAAGGCTCACTTTATGCCATAAAACAGTATTTTTGCAGAAAAAGGAAAGGCAAGTTCAGTATAACACCCGTGAGTTGCGCAACTCGTTTCTGTAAAGTAGGCGGTGTTCCTGTCTCCACCCCGGATGTGGCACACCAAGCGACGGTTACTCCTTGCGACTTTGCCTGATTACAGTGGCAGACCCTGTTGCAGTGAATGATGAAAGATTCTCTCCGATACAAGACAATCCTTTGGATGGTGTGTTGCAGATTGCGCTCCTGCCAGCAAAATTTGCATTGCAGGTGCTATACAATGTCGGGAGACTCCATATAATAGCCGAGGATGGCTACTACGTGCACCAAGTCGCCGAAACGCGATTAAAAATCGCGTCCGCCGACCGAGGTTAATGCATAACTGAGAAGCGGCTTGACACAGTTGAGTTGACTAACCCTTGAGTGACTAACCCTCTTTTTATTTAACTCGGTCACGATTTTACGAACGCTACGTTTAATATCTGTTGCTGTTCGCGTTGAAACAATAATCGGCTTTTTTCTTGCAGAATTTCTGATGTTGGAATATTTATATCTGCTATCGTGTAGCGATTTTGTAGAAATATATTGTAGAAAAGAAAACCAAGAACAACTCCAATGGACATCCAAAGAGCTATGTAACAAACTCGGTTCTTCCGTTTATCAACTGCCGACATCTTCTTTTTCATTCGTACTCGCTTTGCGAAACTGTTTAAGGCGTGCGTTGAGCAATTCGCAAAGCTCTTTTCCGTTCGTGTCAAGATTCTGAACTGTTATAAATGCAATGGCTCCATTTTGATGAAAACTAAATATCATCAGCGCCTGCATCCATCGTGACGAATGCTCCATCTTATCAATCATCGGAGCCGTTTTATAATCGATAGCCACCATCTTTACCCCACGACTTTTTATCATTCTAAACCTCCGTAAATCAGCAAAATGCAAAGTGTGGTATACACCTTTAAGCAGGAGATAATGTTCCAATCGGTCGTCATAAATTCTCAACAAAGGAATACGGAAAATTTTACTATACAGCGTAACGAGAAAGAGA